TTACAGTTCATCAAGTTTTGACGCTTCCTTTTCAATTGCTTTTTGTGTCACATGAAGATATATCTGGGAGGTAATCTTACTACTGGAGTGACCAACTCTTTGTTGGATTACATATAGCGGAATTCCTAACTCGGCCATTTTCGAGATGTGGGTATGTCTGAATACATGAGTACTTAGTGGTTTATTAAGTTTAAGTTTCTTCTTTGCTGATCTTAAAACAGTATTTACTGATGCTGTTTGAATCGGTGTGCCGTTTTCAGTTGCGAAGATAAACCCTTTGCCATTAGATTTTTTCTTCAGATCAAGATAAATTTGAACGGCCTTCTTTGGTAGTACAACGCTACGGACTGAGGATGATGTTTTAGGTGCGTTGCTCTTTTTTTGTTCTTTGATTTTAATTCGTTTATACTCTAATGTACCGGTTATATCTACAAACCAATGGTTGTCCTTTTGGTAAACATCATCAAAACTTAAAGCGGCTGCTTCACCAAAACGTAGCCCGGTGAGATATAACCATTCGCAAAGTTCTCCGTAGATCCGAGTATTGTTATATAGATAGTTGAGGACGGCTTTCAGTTCATCAGCTTCGAGGAACTTATCTTTAATTTGTTGACCATTAGCAGGGGTCTTATAATCAATTTTAACGTTATCAACCGGGTTATCTTTTGTATATGAGTGTTTTACTGTATAATCAAATAACTTATGCAGATAGTACTTATATCGTGATACATAGCCGCTGGACAACTCTCTATCCCCATACATTAGACTTTCTAGTTTTTCAGTAATGATAAGCGGGGTAAATTTTTCAACTAAGGCATCGTTGCCAAAAATATCTAGTAAAGTATTAACCATTGTTTGATGGCTATAATACGTTGATCTCCTAATTCGTGGCTTTTCATATTCAGTATATTCATCAAGTAACTGTTTGAGTGTAATCCCATGAATTATTTTTCCGATACCGACTTTTGATAAAGCTTTGGATATGCGATTATCTAGAATAATTTGAGCTTGCTTAGCAGTACTCTTTTTATGGTCTTTCATTGTAATACTGATGATTTTAGTCTTATTAGTTAGGGGATCTTTATATTGCTCAAAGAAGCGGAATTTTCCATTGCGTTCTTGCATCCACATTATTAATCTTCTCCAATCTCCATCATACTTACTGATTCTTCTAAACTATCAAGGATTTCGTTAGTTTCGATAAACTCAATCCATTTATTTCTTGGTGTATTTCTATTGGCTTTCACCCCCTTATATAACTTGTCGTAAACATTTCCGATAAAATCATCAGTAAATTTATCTACAATGCGCTCAATCTTAGCTTCGTTCCATCGCTTAGCAGGTTGACGCTTTTTATTTTTGGCTTCTTGCTCTGTTCGTACCTTATCCTTGAAAATAGTAATGGCGGTGGAGTTAGTATCTATATATTCCAGCAGTTCATTTTTATTCATAATAAACAGTCCTTCCCGTACATATGTTCTTTTGCGGTGCTTTTTAAACCGGTCGAATTCGACCGGTTTAAATTTAAGCAATATAACTTTTATCTTCCGTATTCCATTCACTGATAGGGATGGCCTCGCCAGCATTTTTAACAAGTTTCGATAGTGAATCTTTATTTGTAACTATAGTTGACTTAACCCTATCGTCAGATTCAAGATCACGTAAAAATGGTTTAAATGTTTGATTTGGTTTTTCATAATCTTCTTCTTTAATTACCATATTAATACTAAATTTATCAGAATTTTTACTTAGTAATGTTACATTATTTTTATACCATTCATTAATTTGTGATTGCTTTGGTCCAATTTGAATAAATGACATCTCATCATTTTTAGGCATAAAAGCATAATCCATTTCAAAACGTAAGGGTAAATCTTTTGAAGGTCGAATCCTTAAATTTGCTTTTAGTTTAGTATTTATTAAATTTAATTGGTCGAAGTATTTATTAATATTCTGTTTAAAAGAGATATTAGTAGTTTCTTTTTCTTGCAAAAATGCCTCACCGACATATGTATTCAGCAACTCGTTAAAAATTATTTTAGGATTACTAGTTCTAGCAAAATGCGTATTTGAAAAGACTATATTTTCAGGTAAAGGATGTTCCAAATAAGCTTTTAAATCAACGTTTGACTCGTTGTCAAAGAGTGATATGTCATTCAATGTTTCTTTCTTTTTATTTACTATAAAAGATAGATAATCAATAGATGTTTGATAAATCTGCTTTTCTACATTGGTTCTAAAAAAATGTAGTTTTTTATTTGAAGGATTATCTATAATTTTGAATTTTAAGAGATCAATGTTATTGCCTAAAATCACTCCAATATTTACCCTTTCGTTTGTAATCAAATCTGGTATATAAGAAATTATTGAATACCAGTAGTTTTTTCTTTGCTGTTTATCCATATTAAATCTCCTCCGCAAGAATTAGAGAAAGCACCGCGCTTATTTAATTCATTTATATAATAACGCACTATTTTTTTATTTTTTAAAATGAAGTTATAATATGCGCTTTTTTGTAAATCTTTTCCAGGAATCCAATCCTCTGGTATATTTTCAAGCATATCAACGATATCTGAATCATCCAAATTTTCAATTTTATTGACAATATCCGAAAACGGATTATTAGTAGGATCTGAAAGATCAATATTATTTTCAAGTCCTCTAAAAATTCGACCAAGAGCTGCGCCATTTATCATTCCGGAGAAACGTTCATTTTTAGTAATAGGGAAGCCATAGATTATTTTGTCTACAAAACTTTGGTATTGCTCAGGCTCACTTGGTACTTTATTAAAAATAATTTGTTTTGCTATATCATTCCAGCAAGGGCCCAAGAAAGAATGGCCAAAATCTATTGCATAAACCTTTCGTAGGTCATCTTTTCTAGTTACTAAAATATTGCCTTCATTGCTAAATCTGTCATTGTTCACTGTTAACAGATCAAGTGCTATTATTGAGGCATATATTTCTGGATTTGATACTTTTTTAAAGAAGGAGTTCCATGACTTAATGACATATGGCTTTCCAACTTGCATAGCTAACTGGTAGTCTTTAATTAAATTATTTTCTATATTTGGAAGTACTTCGCTCCCAAAATAGATTCCGGGTGTTAACTTGTACTGGAAAAGGAAGTCTTTATTAGCATTAATAAAGTTATCCGTAATTTCTAGTATAGCAACATTTGGAACTGGAATTTGTAGCTTTGCAGCAAGCTGTGTAACAAAAAGTTCTTGCATAAAAACAGAATCTTCATTAATTTGTTTTTTATCAATTGTTATGATTTGCCTTTTTAGCATGTATTTTTTTCCGTTAGAAGCGAGAATTGAAATAGGCTTACTTTGACCAGCCTTAGGCATCAAGCTAGTTAAAATTACGTCTACAGATTCGTGTTTTACATCCATTAAATGTCATCATCCTTTCGTTAATCTTAAAAAGATTACTTGTTTACCAGAGAGTAGCCCTTTCTCCGGAGAGGGCTTTTTTAGTTATTAGTCATAGAACCGTCTGGATAAACATTGACGCTTTGAGCTGTTCCAGTCATGGTTCCTTGGGTTGGATCAATTGCCTTTACAAAATATGAGCCATCTGGGTTTTGAATTGGTTGATTAGTGTCAGCGTCATACATAATGGTCCAATGGTAGTTACCGTTACCATCACCATATTTTGCTTTGGCAGCATTTAATGCATCTTGTGCATTATTAATTTGACCGTTATTAGCTGGTTGCGAATTGCTTTTCTGAGCTGATTGCACAGCTTGTTGCTGAGAACTATTTTGACCGCTTTGTTGAGTGGAAGTTTGGCTGGCTTGGCTATTAAATTGACTAGAGACAGCAGAGCTAGACGAACTTTGTGTATCTTTCTTGCTTTCCTTACGTACCTTGTGATGCTTAACAGCCTTAGTAGTAGTTACTGATGAGCTACTACTTTTTTTATTTGATTTCTGTGATGCAGAGTTACTGCATGCTGTTAATGAAATACCAGCTAATAATGCTGCACATATTAAACCTATCTTTTTCATAAAATCCCTCAAATTATAAATCTAATAGTTGCTTCTTCTTTGCTTCAAATTCTTCTTGCGTAATTATTCCATCTTCAGCAAGTTTTTTGAATTTTGCAATTTCATCAGCGGAACTTGGACCTGAATTAGCAAGCTTTTTTTGTTGCTCCAATTGTAATTGTTGAGTATTTTTATTGATTGTAGCGTCAAGGACTCCGCAAACATCATGGAATTGCTTGTAATAATTATTTGCAATTAATCCGCCTTTTTTAGTTTCTGAAGTAAGAAACATTAGACGAATATTTTCATTATTTTTGAAAGTAATTACAACTCCTAATTTATCAATATAATCATAATTTTTACCCCCAGTAACTGCGCCTACAACAGCTCCAGCGCCACCAGCTATGACACCACCCACAACAGCACGTGTAATTCCGTGCTTTTTTGTTTGATTATGTCCTTCTTCAATTGGAGTGAAACTGACAATATTATCAAACTTATAAATCTTGTATGACTTATCTAACAATGTTGTATCCATGAAAATTTCCTCTCTATGTGGATCAAAATAATATCTGCCTACTTTTAGCGAACCATCATTTTTAAATGGAGCAACCGCTTTTTGATATTCAGCTTGAAGTTCTTGATTATGCTGTTTCATAGCATCAATCTTTTTTTTATTAGTAATATCATTATCAAATTTTGCTACATGATTTTTTCGATATTGTTTATAAATAGGGATATCATGTTCTTCTCTATATGCTTTCCATTCACTTTTTGGAACGATAAACCAGATACTATCATCTATTGGAGCAACTTTTACCTTTGTTTCCAATAACCATGCAATAATAACAATGCTGATACCTATTATTGGATTAAATAACATAATCAGTATTCCTATTATGGCAGTTACCCACTGATATGTTGTGTTTTTACGATAATATGAGACATCATTATTTAAATGATATTCGTTGTAATTAGTTACCTTTTGTCGTTCCGTATCTTTAGATACATCGAGTTTCTTCTCCTCTTTCATATATAACTACTCCCTAATATAAAATGATTTCAGCTTTTAACGACATCAGATTTTGGTCATTAAATTTAATTATTAATCTTATTTAAACTTGGTATATATCTCAATAAATCATCATCAATTCCCAGATAATAGAGTAATTGGTATTTAGTTAAATGTTTAATATCATCGCTATCTTGCATATCTAATAAAAGTTTCATTGCTAATGCATTAGCTTCATTTTCAATTTTCGGTATGAATCTGCCGGCACCTATTCGACGATAATAAGGTGTACTAGAGCCACCGTGTAATACTAAATGACTAAATTCATGTAGAATTACAAATCCGATATAGTGTTCATCCCAATTTGAGTTAACAACAATAGTAGAGCAACGATTATTAGTCATAGTGAACCCACCAGTATTATCATCTAACGGTAATGGAAGAAGATCTATATCTGCTTCTTTTAATAAATCTTCTGGGGAAGTGAGTGCGTATTTGTTTTTAAGTTTTTCATAGTTTCTTTCTATAAATGAATCCATAGAATGTTACACCGCCCAAGTTAATCACGATACTTTTTAGGCGTAAATTTCTTTTTAGCTTTACGCTTATTCATTTCCATTGCGGTCTGAATAGCTATAAGTAGCCTTTCTTTCTGTTCTTCAGTAGCAGGTTCACCATAAAAATTAAGATTTTCTCCTGATTCAATACCGTCCATCAATTTTTCCGCTTGAACAGCAATATCATTTTTTTCTTTTTCAGTTAATTCATAGTAAGGTTCTTTCTTACTATCAGAGCGGCCAAGTAGATAGTCTGTCGAGACGTTAAATAGATCTGCCAGTTTAGAAACAAATGTACTAGAAGGTTCTGCTCTTCCGGTCTCCCATGCAGTAACTGTTGTTTGAGAGACACCTATAAATTTACCTAACTCTGATTGAGACATTTTCTTTTCTTTTCGCAGTTCTCGTATTGTATTACCTATCATTAAATTCACCGGCTTTTAACAAGTTTGATTAATTAAATAATAACTTTACTTAATAAGAAATAAAAGGGAAAATTAATAAATAGCAAAAAAATTAATAAAAGTTATTGACTTATTAAGTTTACTTAGTATAATTGTGAATGTAAGGTTGATTAATAACTAAGCTTACTGAAAGGAGGAAATGTATGACAATGAGTTTAAAAGCATTACGAGCAAATGCCCAATTAAGCCAGAGTGAACTCGGAAAAAAGTTGGGTGTTTCGCAAACTTCGATTTCTTCTTGGGAACAAGGTGACTCAATCCCGAAGAGTGAAAATATATATAAGTTAGCTAAGTTGTATTCAGTAAATCCAACGGTTATTTTTGATGCACTTTTTAAGCAAAAAACTTAATAAAAAGTTTTGCATTCGCGATGTAATTATTAAGTTTTTTAATAAAAAAGATTTTAAGCAGAAAAGAGATGGATATTTATGAACGAACCACAACTATTAACTTTCCAAGGTGAGCCGGCTTTGGATAGTCGTGAAATTGCCAAAAGGGAATAACTAACCGTTACGGGTATTGGAAAGGTAATCGTTATTACTATAACCAATTAGCAGTTCAGAACTTCTATGAACATCAAGCAGCAATTGTTGATGATGAGTTTTAGGAGGTGAGGGAATGAGCAAAGAAAACAAAAAAGATGCCTACCGATCTTTTGCAGAAGACGGTAGACATCTAGTGACAGACGATTACTTATCCCTAAAATCAAGGATGTCGTCGATATTCGTTATGATCGCTTCTATGAGCACATAAGCAAAAGTGTCGTTATAAACACCGTAAATGATACAGAGGGTATTTATTGTATGAAAAAGAAGCTTGAAAAATTTGAAGCAGTAATCGACATCTGGGACTTTTATCTCTTCTATGGAATTATCCTTTTTGAACTGATCGATTTGTTTTTTTATAAAAAGCTTAACGTTATACCGTGTGCTGTCTGCTTCAGTATCATTGCAACCGGAATAACTATTTCGGGTAAACTTCCTGCTTTCGTGATTGGAATGATCGAAGTTAGATTCGGGAAGATCATCAACGGTATCCACAAGTTTAACAAATGATTCAACTGGGTGGTGAGTAATTTCATTGTTGATTCTATTGAGAGTCGAGGTGATTTTAATATCAAAGTTCGAAGTAAGAGCGATCAGTTCTTGAAGTTGTGAAAGCTGTTCCTGAATAGGGGCAAGCGCTTCTGTAATTTGTTGGTTAGCTTGCGAAGCTAATTGCATTGCTTTACGTACTTCTGGAGGGATGTAATTCGTAATGCGTGCAACGTCTTCAAGAGCTTCCTCATAACTGTAATGAGTAGTGATAGTAGTCACCTCCTTTCGTAGGGGATGAACTAAGTATAGCAAAAGAGAGGAGCTGATTAGATGAGCCCATATTTATACCAGATGAACAGGCTAGAATTCTGTAATGTTTGGAAGTCAATTAAAAAGATAGGCGACAAGGAAATAGAAGTACCTATGTCAAAGTCGACTTTTGATAGACGCAAAGTTTGGGCGCAAGAAAACTATCCAGACTGGCGAAAGGTATTTCTTGCCGGTGGTCGTGTTGATCTGAAGGAATATCAAAAGTTTGAAACATTTCGATCAGAAAGATACTACGAAGATCATGAAAGTCCATATGTAAAAGCATTGAGAGGTGATTAGATGGCATATCTATCGTGGTGCGTGTTAGCAATTATGGCTTGCTTCTTAATTGGAACAATCGTCAACGTTATCGAAGGTGAAAAGCTGAATGTGCTGAAAGAAAAGTACAGAAAGAAACATTAGGAGGTAATGATTTTGAGCACGAAGAAATTAAACAAGTTTGTCGATTTATCAAAGAAGTTAGTTAACTTCAAGGATTATTCAATCGAGGAACAAGAAGAGTTCGTTAGCAATGCGATCGCAATTTATCGCAATAACAACTTAGGGAGTTCAGCAATTACTACTCAAGTTGCTAGATTCTTCTTGTTTCTAGTTGATCCAAGAATGGAGGTTACAGCATGAAAGACGGAATGGAACGAATTAACCAGCTGCTTGATGAGTATGATTTCCCATTAAATGCCATACAAATGGTACGGGAACGCTTAGGTGATTGGTTTATCAGTGGTGGCAAGCCAACTGATGGCTATGTTTGGCAACAAGCACGCTATCTTGAAAATCTAATTCGCTATGGGCTAGCTGAACGAAAGGCGGTGATTGAATGAATGAACCAGCTTTGATTTGCACAGGCTTAACTGCTGCAATGTTAATCTCATTGTTTTGCGGGTCTGGATTATTCCTTGTCTTTGGATTTGTTCTTTTCTGGCAAATCTTAGGGGCACTAGGTGACCCAGATAATCCAAACAAAAAAGCCACCGGATCTGACACATCCGATGGCAAATAGAAATCATATTAAAACAAATTTCGAGGTAATTATATCATGAAAAATCAACTACTTAAAGCGATAGCAGAAATGCCAAGCTCTGCTGCTTATTACATGGGGCAACGTGACGGTTATGCTTGCAAGATTAAAGATGTGTTGACAATCATTCCAGTTGGAAATGTACAGGCTAACGATTCTGTATTAAAAGAACTTTATTGGTGGCTTGATATGTATAACGACAGTTTCGCTCGTGAAATGGGGTGGATGTAATGAATCTATCCGAAATCTTTGCTCGCAATTTACGAGTTCGTATGGCAACACTCAACTTCAAAACAAGTGACTTGTACAAAATGACGGGAATATCAAAGACGACCATAATGGCTCTGGAATACGGGAAAAATAAAGGAGCTATGTTTGAAACTATCGACAGATTAGCAGTAGCGCTTGAATGCAAACCAGAAGATTTTTTCAAACTAAATTGCGAATGGACTAGTAAATCACACACAAACAACTGGAAGAATGAGGTGGTCAAGTATGACTAATCAAGTAGTACAACAGCAGAAACCAACTAAGCTAACCGATCTTGTATTGGATCGTGTTAAACAAATGCAAGACACGCAGGACTTATCACTGCCTAAGAATTACAACGCTTCTAATGCGCTAAATGCAGCCTTTCTTGAATTGCAAAAAGTACAAGACCGTAATCATCGGCCAGCCTTAGAAGTATGTTCGCATGACTCGATTGTTAAATCCTTGTTAGATATGACACTGCAAGGGCTGTCGCCAGCTAAAGATCAATGTTACTTCATTGTTTATGGTAAGGAACTTCAAATGCAACGGAGCTATTTTGGTACTGTTGCAGCAGTTAAACGACTGGATGGTGTTAAGAAGGTTAGAGCAGAAGTTGTACATGAAGATGATGCTTTCGCTATTGGCGCTAACGAAGATATGGAACTGATTGTTAAACAATTTATTCCAAAATTTGAAAATCAGGATAAGCCAATCATTGGGGCTTTTGCAATGATTAAGACTGATGAAGGTACTGACTTTACTGTGATGACCAAGAAAGAAATTAATCAGTCATGGGCACAAACTCGTCAAAAAAATAACAAGGTACAGCAGAATTTTAGTCAAGAAATGGCAAAACGGACTGTGTTAAATCGTGCCGCTAAGATGTTCATTAACACTTCTGATGATAGCGATTTATTAACTGGCGCTATCAACGACACTACCAGCAACGAATACGATGATGAGCGTCGAGATGTAACGCCCGTTGAGGATGAAAAGCAAAGCACTGATGAATTACTAGAAGGATTTCAAAAGTCACAAGAAGCGAAGGCTAAGGGGGTAAGTAATAATGGCAACAGCAACGAAGGCAAAGAAGAATCAAGTGAAGAAGTCGCAGACGGACAAACAGAACTCTTCAATGAGGGAACAATCAAGCCAGCCGATGAAGCTGACAGCTGATAATTACTACTCTCATGAGACTGATTGGCAATACATGAGCGTATCACTGTTCAAAGATTTTGAAAAATGTGAAGCTCGTGCATTAGCTAAGCTCAAAGAGGATTGGCAACCTGTTTCTAGTCCGGTATCACTTTTAGTTGGTAATTACGTGCATTCGTACTTTGAGAGTGCCAAGAGCCATCAAGATTTTATCGAAGAGAATAAGAAAGCACTTATGACCCGACCGACAAAAACTAACCCAAACGGCCACCTCAGAGCTGAATTTAAGAGTGCTAATAGTATGATTCAGACACTACAAGCCGATGATATGTTTAATTACTTCTACGCTCCAGGTGACAAAGAAGTAATCGTCACGGGTATGATTGACGGTTACTTGTGGAAGGGCAAGATTGACAGCCTTGTACTTGATAAAGGGTATTTTTGTGATCTCAAGACTGTTGACGATATTCATAAAGGGCACTGGAACACTTATGAACATAGATATGTGCCATTTATCCATGATAGGGAATACGATCTTCAAATGGCTGTTTATCGTGAATTGATTAAACAAACATTTGGCAAGATGTGTAAACCATTAATCTTTGCCATTAGCAAGCAAACCCCGCCAGATAAAATGGCAATTGACTTTCGAGGAACAGATGATGATTACCAGATGCAAGCCGATATGGAAAAAGTAAAAGAGCTTCAACCGCATTTTTGGAAAGTGATGACTGGAGAAGAAGAACCTACCTATTGCGGAAAATGTGATTATTGCCGTGAAACGAAGATTCTAAGTGGATTTGTACACGCAAGTGAAATCGAGGTATAGCGATGGCACGAGTTAAAAAAATTAAGATTAAAGGCTTCACGATCATTGATAATGACATAATCAATGACCCAAGAATGCACCTTAAAGCCTTAGGACTCTTTGCGTATATGTGGAGTAAGCCAGATGATTGGCAATTTTACATCAGCGAGATTGCTACACATTTTAAAGATGGTGAATCAGCTGTAAGCAGTGCGATGAAAGAGTTAATGGAACTTGGCTATTTGAAGCGAACTCAAAATCGAAAAGACGGTAAATTTTCAACGTATGATTATGTTCTCCAAGAAATACCGAAACCAGAAAATCACAGTTCGGTACCGAAAGGCGATTTACCGAAACCAGAAAAACCGAAATCGGAAAAACCGATTCCGGAAAATCAAGGACTACTAATCACTGATAACACTAATACTGATTTAAATAATACTAATAAGTCGTTAGTCGATGCACAGCATTCTATCCATGATGTTTTCACTCTTTGGCAAAACAACTGGGGATTTCCTAATGGGATTGCTCAACAAGATTTAACTGAATGGGTGAACGAATTTGGCGGAGACCTTGTTTATTATGTTATCGAAACAGCTCTAAGAAGGAATGTTAAATCTTCTGGAGCAGATAGTTACTTACGCGTAACACTTTCTGCTTATAAGAAACAGGGTATTAATACTGTTAAAAAGGCTGTACAAGAAGCAGAACAACATCAGCAACAAACGAGCCGTGAATATCAGCAAAAGAGTGGCTCACGTAAACATCAACCAATTAACGAAGGTTTGCCAGAGTGGTTCAAAAAGCAACAAGAAGAACAGCCTAACAAACAACACTACGAAAGAATTGATGATAGTGGGGATCCGATGCCACATGACTAAAGAAAAAGTGAAAAAGAAATGGGCTTCTACTCGGAAGCTATTAGAAGTAACTGATAGTGAATATAACGGTGTAACACAAGAAGCTGCTAACCTGCGTTTTATCAAAACTAAGCTTCAAATAGCAGTTTATTATCTGCAAATGCTTGATGAGCATAATTGCGAGTATCAAGTACCTTGGAATAAAGAACAATTTAAATGGCTACTTAGAAAGCCTGTCGGGGATAAAAAGAAACAACAGGCTAAAGAATGGTGCCATCAGTGTTGTTTAATACGTGACAAAGCCTGCACCAATTGGAATTACGAGGAGGCGACAGCATGAGTGCAGAAGAGTATTTAACAACCGACGAATTAATTGAACGGATCAATCAGTTGCCGAAAGTATTTGCTATTCGTAGCGATATTTATGGTATCGACATTTATGCCGATTGGGAAGAATACCGAGACGATGACAAAGATTGCCGGTGGTTTATGACTGTTGATCCAAAGGCAAAGAGTATCGCTCAACCGTTTGGCGATAACTTTGAAGGCTGGCCCGAAGAATGGCTTGATCCTGAGTTTTGGGATATTACTACCGAAGAAGCGTCTAAAGTAATCTTTGATCTAAATGATGAGCTGCGGGATAAGATTGCTGATCTGATTGACCAGTACATCGCAACACCTGTTAGCAAGCGAGAAATTAAGGTAACTGAGGAGGTAGCACAATGAGCGTAGAAACAAAAGCATTACCAGCAAGCACAAGGACGAACTTAGAAGCGTTGAAGCACCACATGAAGAAACTAGGATTTAAGTATTACGAAGAAAGGAACGGATGGGTAACTTTTGGGGCTCGTCTTATGATAAACGGAGAAGGAGTGGCTCCCCACGATTGTATCTCCATTAATGTTCGTTTTATGGATATTTACTCTGATCTTTTGGCCTTTGATTTGATTAGTAAATTACCAGAAGCCAGCCACGCCGTCCTCGATTTCTACGAAGCGGAGGGAATTACAGAATGACAGAAGAATTAGTAATCATGCGTGATCGGCAAGCGGTCACAACCAGTTTGCAAGTAGCAAAGGTATTTAACAAGAAACACAAACACGTAATTGAAGCTATTAACAATAAAATTCAATCGGCCGAGAATTCGGCTGATTACCAAAAGATGTTTGTAGTAGGCACATACAAGGATTCCCAGGGAAGAACTTATCCAATGTACTACATGAATCGTGATGGCTTTACGTTCATTGCATTTGGCTTTACTGGTGCAAAGGCGGATCAATTCAAGTTGAAGTACATTGACGCCTTTAATCAGATGGAAAAACAGCTTCAACAGCAGAAGCCGCTTAGCTTACCTGAACAGATTAGTTTGATTGCCAAAGGCTATGAGAACCTTTCAGCGGACGTTAAGGACATTAAGGATCGTATGGGACTGCCCGGCAACATGGCTCATTCGTTTTCTAAGAAGCGTAACGCAAAGATTATCAATGTTCTAGGCGGTAAGAAATCCAACGCATACTGTGACAAGAACGTTCGAGCTAAGACCTATCGTGCATTGTTCAGCTCGTATCGTGAGACATTCGATCAAGATAGATATAACGACTTGCCGATGAAAGACTTTGACAAGGCTGTTGATTTTGTCAACAACTGGTATCCGCCATTTGAATTACAGCAAGAAATTCAGCAGACCAATGCACAGTTAGCAATTGTTTAGGAGGCACAAACATGAGATTTGATGAACTTATAGAATCATTAGAAGAAATTAACGATGAAACTCCCCATCATATTTGGGTCACAATAGTTTCAGAAGAACCACGCCAATTTGAGATCAAAGCTGACGAAAAGGCTAACCTAGATAAATTACAAAAAATTCAGCAATTACTATGTCAATGGCAACGTTCAGGAGTTAAGCGTTATCGCGTACGACTTTTAGGATTCAACTCAAGCCATGGTAAACAGTATCTATCTTGTGAGCATGATATTCATGGCAAAGTATTCGCTTGCGCCCCAAATTATTTCTTGAAGCAAACTTTCACTTGGGATGAATTAGATCGATTGAGAAATGACACAAGGTTTAAAGGTATAGCTTATTTTGATCAATTATTGCGGACAGGTATTGAGGAGGTCAAAGACGATGAGTAAAAGATTTGTAATTAAAAACCACGATGTATATGTTGGCGGACAAGTTGGAACTTATGCTGATGATCCATCTAAAATCACTGTTCAATTTTATAGCGATATTAATGATGCCGGTCTTATGGATAGTGAGAAAGTACGAACTGTTTTTGATATCTTAAAAGGTCATTTCAGTGATCTACAAGTAGTATCGGCTCATATCGAAGAGGATAATCAGCAAACAGAGTTGTTTAATCAGGAGGTCAAGGGTGATGATTAAACGCACTCGTAGGAGACAGATCGCTAAGGCTAAGCATATGATGGCTTGGCACGATCACACCAGTTACGAATGGTCACAATGGTGGCACAGCAAAGCTAGAAAGCCTAAGAGGTTGAAGTAATGAGTCAATTACCGTTATGCGTGGGGATTGTCTGTGTAACGGCAATTATTATCTGCAAAGTTAGCCTTGAAACAATATTTGGCCTGATTATTGGATTGATGATTATTGCTTTTGCTGTTGCTAACTTAATTGACTTATGAAGAGCAAGACGAAATGGAGCGTGTTTATTAAAAATGAAACCGATTAAAGAGGTGCTGAAGTCGCCGTTAATCACAAAGATAACCGGTACAGGTGATGATGGAGCGATGTTTGAATTTAAGTACAAAGCACGAAAATATGAAGTTATCGCAAGCAATGGTGGTGGCTGGGATCATGTATCAATTGTTCCTGTCAATCAGAAGAGAATACCAACGTGGGAAGTTATGTGCGTGTTGAAAGATATGTGCTTTAACGAAGATGAAGTTGTAATGGAATTACACCCAGCTAAAAAGGATTACGTTAATGTGCATAACGAATGCTTGCATTTATGGAAACCACAAGAGAAGACAATACCCACACCGCCAAAATTATTTGTCTGAACGAGGAGGAAGAATGAAGTTGGAATCGAATAGGATTAAAGAATTACGAACTAAGCACCATATAACCATTATCAAATTAGCAGAGTGCATTGGGACAAGCGTTTCTACGCTTATTGCTTGGGAAAAGGGCGTCAAAAGACCTAATGAATTATATCAAAAGAAAATGGCTAGAGTATTTGGAGTATCGCCACGATATCTAATGAGTCAATTAACAGATATTGTGGCAGATGAGGGAGATAAATTGCTTAAGCGTTGTCAATATTGTCATCAGCCATATACCAACGTTATTACAGGGCTAAGGACAGCACTAGAAATTGAGTGCGACAATCAAAAAAGCATTCAGCCATATCTAATCATCAAATATCCGGATGATTCTGGAGACTTGCAAGGGGTTAATGATGAAATAGCAATTAACTATTGCCCGTTTTGTGGTCGAGCTTTATGAAAGGAGAACAACTAATGATCAACAAAGAATTTATTGAATTAGCAAAGCAGAAAGTATTGGAATACCATACGGAACATTTTATGGAGCCTTACGATGACCGAATTACGCTAGATAACGTTTTTGTAGCATGGTATTCAAAAGTTCTACAAAATCATAAAGCGCTTTTAGGTATCTCAGATATGGATGACCAGCATTACTACGAAGCAACTTACAACGGCGATAAGAAACAACTCTACTTAGATGTTTACAACAAACAAGAAAATAAATGCTTTGAGGTGGACAACTAATGCTACACAAATACAGAAAGACAGCCTTAATTGAGGCTGAACAGTTCGATGGAACAAAAGAAATGAAAAGCAAATACCAAATAGTTGATAAAGCAGAATTAACTTCTGCTTACTATCTGGGAGGAAGTAGATATTTTCTTCCTACTAGAGAAGGACTAATGGCTATTAATAAATATGAGGACTACATTGCTACTGGCGTGGATGGAGATCACTGGGTTATCGATCAAGACATATTTGAACGAACTTACGAGAGGTGTGACTAGATGAAGCATGAAGCAGAACAAGAATTACTTAAAACACTTAATGGACAATTGAGCGAGTTGCCAGCCGTTGCTAAGACAATGGTTCAACAATATCAAATGTCAGCAATCGTTCTATCTATTTTGTGCGGTGTACTTTTTATTGCTGCGTTAACTGGCACTATATGGCTATCAATTTTCTTCTTTAGGAAACATCGTGATCACCATGATAGCTATGATTTTGCTTCTGGGATGACGGCATTGTTCGGAGGAACAATGAGTGTCTGCTTATTAACGGCATTATGTTTGAATATTATTCACGCTTGTGCACCAATTGCTTCGATTATTAAAGACTTATTGAACTAAAGAACGAGGTGAAAATGAAAATAATATTCAACATTGAGCCCGTCGAACAGGCACGGCCTAGAGCAACTAAAACGTGGAAAGGAATACGCTTGTATGATCCGAAAAAGGTATCGACCTACAAGAAACAGTTGGGGATGATGTGCAAATTCCAGTACAAGGATAAGCCACTAACTGGCCCGTTAATTGTTAGTCTTAAATTTTACCGACACATTCAATCAAGCATATCGAAAAAAGAACGCGAATTGCGGATCGCAGGAGCGCACAGGCCCATTGTTAAACCAGATACAGACAATTACATTAAATCTACTTTAGATGGCTTAAACGGCCTGCTATGGGAAGATGACAACCAGATTGTAAAGATAGTTGCTGAAAAGTATTACAGTGACCATCCTAGGGTAGAAATCGAGGTAGAGGAGGTGAATGAAGATGGCAATACCTAAAAGACTATCTAAAGCAATGGATTCATTAACTGTTAATCATGAATGGGGTGGAGTTAATGAAATGCCAGAAGAGATCCTTGCTCCTGATGATTGGCGACTTCAAGAAATTATGAAGTTTCGTAAGGGTTTGAAGTTGTGAGAACCTAGAAGAATTAAAGAAGCTGAATGGCGAATTAAGCAATATTTTTATAAGCACAATATTAATAACCCTTTTGCACAAGCTTATATCTTGCGAAAAATTGGCACTAAACAGTCTACTATTCTAAAGATTACAGGGTTATCAAAACCTGAATACTATCGTCACGTAGGAGTGTTGTTTCGTAATACAGGCTATTACGGACAATTGAGAATTACAGATGTAGAAGCAGTTTTAAGGCAAGAAAAAATATCTGACATTTTGAAAGACGCAAATAGCAAGATTAAAGGTTAAAAGTGAATTTGGAGGAAAAAGATGGGAAGAGTAATTCGTAGTTTTGCTGGATATACAGTAATTGGATTTATCGGGCTTATAGTTGCTGGCATTGCATTGTTAGGTCTAGGTGGAGTGCTATATATGGTATTTAGTATTTGGTATGCTGTCTTTTCTTTCTTTGGATAGCATTAAAAAGCGTTAAATTGCGTTAAAAAGCGTAAAAAAAAGACGCCCTCACTATGAGAACGCCTCCATAGATATAAATTTAAAGCATAACTATTATATCACAAGGGGAGCGTGCAAATAGTGGAACTATTAAAAGGGGATAATAAGAAAGCAACAATTGCGAACGTACAGAATTTCTTTTTAGACGAAGATAAATACCCAACTATTAGACGTAGATCGGGTGATTGGGGTATTAAATCGCCACAGAATGATATTACAGGTATTCGAGGATCAAGACGTGGCAATGGTTCAGAAAAAAGCATGATCGAATATGCTGAATACACGTTGGCAAAACGAGCGGTTGACTATGCGATTGCAGGATGCAGCAGTAGTTACCGGCACCCTAGTCAACAGATTATCAAGTATAGATATATTCAAGGTTTATCTCTTTCAGTAATTAAAGAGCGAATTAACAAATTCGGCAATTCTACTTACTATCGAGCTGATGATTATGCTTGCTTAGAATTTGCGGATTGTTTAGAAGCGGTATGTGAACGGCTTAATGTTGATTCTGATATTATTCCTGACTTGCGAGCAAAAAACAGGAAGAAAACGGGACAAAAAGGGGATGAAAAGAGGATAAAAACGGGAATACAACGGGAGATATAACGTTATATTATGTTATCGTCGCAAAGTTAGTTAATAAAACTTTGCACGCTCCGTTTAAATATGTGCCTAAGCATGCCTGAAACTGCTATGCGTGTTTCCGATGTTTAACAATACTCACAATAGGGATCTCTTGTTAAGCGTAGGAAAGTGTGGAATCCGGTAACCAAGCCGACGCGATGGTGGCAGATGACCATAATCCACATTGAGACTATCATTAACTAACTTCAAAATAAATTTACGGTAACGATTAAATTTGGTTTGTGCGTTTTAGAAGATCACCTTTAGATCATTAAATTTACATGCTACTCTGATAGTCTCGTAGCAACCGTGCTGTAATCAGTAGAAGAGTACGTAATCTAACTCAACGGCTAAAGGATTACCGTATGAATGGACAGCAATACCGTTACAGGAGTAGGCGGAAAACTACGACCGGGTGCGGTGAATGCGTGGTCCTGATTATACTTAGGCTTTAAGGCTGCATGGGTGCAAAGCCCTACTAAGTTTTTATATCATGATTATCAGAAGAAAGGAGGTTATTCGGCAGCCTCCTTCTTCACCCGTACATTGATAATTATGGTATATAGCAATGCTAACGAGTCGCATTGCTTGCTGAGGTCCAAGATGGGCACACAACCGGTCTTGTGTGGCAAAAGCGTGGTTTGAATCCACCTCTCAGCTTTATCACGGCAAACTTAACTATGATAGGAGATGAACGCTCCTCTTTCGTAATTGCATAGTACTTTTTTGTCACACGCCGTGATGTAATACAGAAATGCAAAGAGTAACAAAATTCAAAAACGATTAGTGGATGCAAGCATTTCTGTGTTATGCTGATAAAGGTAGGGCTGAACACCCTAAGGGTACGGTTCAATTCCGTCCATCAGCATTCAAGGCACACCTATTTTTGATTAAAGCAACATTCAACGAAAGGAGGAAGCACCTACTTACTAAGATGTTTCTTCCGTTAGCCTTGATTGTCCGAAATGACGTTAAACTAATTCCAATACTTATTTTTTCAGAACAGGTAGCCAATGACGTGTACCCCCAGAGTTGGAAATCAACTCTGGGGGTATTTTATATGACCAAAATTAGCGTTAAAACTAAACTT